TGACTGGGGCAATTGCTGCCACGCCACCCATTGCGATTGCTTTTAAATCTCCACCTGCCATGAATACTGCCAGGGCAGCGGCTAAGTATGACCTCAACCAACTTGCCAGCAATAGTTTTGCTTCATCAGCGGTCAATCCCAGTTTGTCCAGGATTGCTTGGCGTTTAGCAGCAATCGCCGCGCTTTGATCAACACCTACATGTGCATCAACAACTGGCTTGGCTTTTGCTTCATCTTTTTTAGCAATGTTTAGCCAAAAATTGCCATACTCATCAATGCTGCAAGTATTAAGAGGATCATCAATTTTAACCCCTGCATCAGTTAATTCTTGACATAACTGAGAACCGTTTAATTGATTTGGCTTATTAAATTTAATCATGATTTATGCTCCTAAATAAACTAAGGATAAGGTTGTGGTGTTCGGCCCACCATAAGCGTCACGCGTTGTGCCAAATTGCAAATAGGCTTGTATGTAATCGCCAACATTTAAATTTTCAATCTTTGACATTGTAAAACCTGTTTGAGTGCCACCGCCTTCAGTCGTAGCAAGGGCAGAAATTCTGCTCCCATTTTTGTTGATTCCCATAATTGAATAAGCACTGCCAGTTTGCCTTAAAAAACTACCAACAATTAAATACTTCCCCGCTTTACCCGCTGGAATAGTTATGCGGCTGTTATTTACTGAGGTGCTGTGAAATGAATCAGTATCAAAAGATTCACTATCAAATGCCAATATGTATTGAGTATCGTTAGGGATATTTACATCAGCGGACATGTAAATAAAGCAACCGACAAATGCTGCGCCAGTAGGTGTTGCCCATGATGGAATTCCTGATGCCACGGTTAAAACTTGACCCGTAGTGCCAATTCCTAATCTTGCAGGTGTTGAACCACTTGATGAATAAATTGTGTCACCAGTTGTAGTCATTGGATTAGTCATGCCAGCGGCATCCGCTGACCAAACAAAATCCATGTCAGCATTTGATGCCTTTGCTAAAACTTGACCAGTTGTGCCACCATTTAAATCAGCCAATGATGTGGCAACCGCTTGACCAAAAACTTCAAAATCAGCGGGCAGATCAGTGACTAAATCTGTGTTTGTTGGCATTTGCCAGCCAAACGGTGTTGTTGGATTACTCATTTTTTCTCCTTGTCTATGAAACTACTGTGGCAAATTGCCACTCTAATGTTGGATTGACTGTTTGCCATTGTTCAGCAATTGGCACATTTATCCACCTAAATGCTTGCAATGAATAAGCCAATGGTGAAACTGTTAATGTAATTGATAATTCATTGTAAGCAGCCGAAAATGTCCAGCCCTCAACAAATCCCAGAAACTCACCTGCATTCATGTTTAATGGCAAATCTGAAATCTGCAATGGTTGCCCCATAAATGTTTTGATTAAGTTATCCCGATCAGAATCATCAATTTTAGGGTTAGTTAATGAGTATGAAATCTCTTTAAATTGCGCTGATGGATACGCTCTTAATTCCAAATAGAATGCTGCTTGATCCTCAGCATCCGCCAAATTGTGTAGGGTTGTTTGAATGCGCTGGGATAAGTTGCCATAAAGCGCGATTGATGCAGGATCAGAATCACTAACCGTGTTGGCTGAATTTGCGCCATAACCCAGGGTGATTGCGTTGCGCACATCTCCAGTGCGGGTGCGTATTGTTAAGCCGCGACCATCCGCATCATTGGCTGATAATGCAACATAACCATTTGCTGCTAAGTATTGGCTGCGGTGAGTTGCATCAGCGTATGAGATTTGACCCTGTGGATTTTCATACAAATATCCAAGCCCGCTAGTTGCCAGCCCTGATACCAAAGTATAAATGTCCGTTGGATTAGATGTGCGGGCTGCCAGGTCATAATCTCCAGGGCGATCAATTTCACCTAAACCATTATTTTCAGCATTAGCCCATTGCTGAGTTGGATTGTAAGTTGCCCATGTCAATGCGGCTGGCACTTGCTGCCATTGTGCAAATAAGACCTCACTTAATACTGAATAAATCTGATCACCATCATAATCATGCGCTAGCACGCCAGGGGTGATGATTTTTGGTAATCTGCTCAATGCTCCCAATGCAATGATTGTGTAAGTCTGGGCGAATGCCACCGATCCAACGGCTGAAACACTAAGTGTTAAATCTGAGATAGTGCCGCCAAATATAGGCACAAATGTATTGGTTGAATCCTTAACTGAGATTGTCACCGATTGATTGATCTCAAATTGATAATTTGTTTGATCCAAATTGACCAATTCAATGTTGCAATAACCCGCTTGGGCTTGATTGTAAATATCAGTGCGCCCGCTAGTGATTGTTAGATTGCTCAGGATTAAATTCGTGTAATCAACACCGTCAATTTTTAGTTGCCAAATTGGCTTCCACACTGTCATCCGAATTTACTATAACTTCCAGTAGTGTTGAAATTGTTTGCGCCGCCCGTGCCGTGGTCATAAGAATCATTTAGATTCTGCACAATTGTCCTTGCAGTGCCCTCAGAATCAATTGCGCCATTGACGGTTAAATTGATGATTGGAGCATCCCTGCCAGTCTGTCCGTAGTAAGTGCCAGCCAGGGGATTGGTTGTAACTGCTGGCAACCCATTTTGCATACCAACCAAAACATCCGTTTGATTACTTAGCAGATCAAATTGTTTTTTCAATGGATCAAGGATTGCCTGAGCATTCTTTGATGTGATTCCACCTGTTTGCAATAAAAATGTTGTTTCACCTATTTTGTCTGAAATACCTTGCAATTTTGTAGCGAGATCAACAAGGCTTTTTGCTCCCTCTGGATTTCCACTAGTCGCTCTTATTCTTGCATTGTGCGCTGCAATATCTGCCGCACTCATGTTGCCATCACCACCCATAGGCGCACTACCTGATGTAAATCCACCCGATCCATTCGCGCCTGTTTGATAACCAGCATTAGGATCAAATCCAGGTAATCCAAAATCAGTTGCTGTGTCTGATCCTCTTGCGAGTGCATTTGCCCCTGCCAAAATACCAGCCGCAACTGCAGTCGCTGTTAATCCTGCCAATGGATTCAATGCAAAATATGATGCAATTCCTGCAACAATGGCTGATGACTTTAATGCATTGTAAGCAACAATCAATGTTTTAATTGCAGTCACAATTGAACTGATGCCACCAATAATTGCAGATGCAGTGAATACCCCTGCCAAAATACTTGCCACCACAATTGCTTGATCTTTTAATCCAATTAGGGTCTTAATTACACTTTTTGTTTGTTCGCCAAAATTAAATGCTGCTAATTGGGCGTTATCAAATCCACTGACCAGTGAATCGTCACCTGTTAAACCACTCACAAATGCTTCAATTGATGGCACAACATTTGTCAAAATATATTCAGCAAATGTAGTGAGTATTGGCAACAGGGCAGTGCCAATTGATTCTTTTGCTTCATTAAATCTGTTTTTCATTATTTCTAATTTAACGGCTAATGTGTCTGAGTTTGCTGCCGCTGCACCACCCCATAAATCAGTTAATCTTTGGACATTGTCTTTAAATGTCATTGTTTTAGCATCTGCTGCTGTGATACCGATTCCTAATTTGGCAAGCCCTGTGTCCTGCCCTGCATAAGCCTTGCTCAATTGAGTGACAATTGATTCTAACTGAACACCGCTGCCACGACTGACATCAATTGCAAGGTTTAAAATATCCTGGGATTTAGTTACATCACCAGTTGCAACGGCTAATTTTTGAAATGCAGGTCTAAGTTGATCATCAGCGATTCCAGTTGTTAGTGATATTTTGCTGATGTATTTTTCAGTTGCAGCAATTTGAGCATCAGTTGCGCCAGTAGCAGTTTTAAGTGCGCTTGCCAATCTTAATTGCGCGGCTTCATCAGCAATCGCAGATTGAACTCCATCCACAACCAATTTGGTTGCGTAGGCTGCGGCTGCGGTGGCAGCCAATGCAAATGCAGCAGCAGTTTTTTTACTGAAATTTAAGACCGAATCTTCAAATGATGACACGCTTTTCTCAGCATCAGCAGTTGCTTTTTTTAACTGACTTAAATCAGCATCAAAGGTGATCGAAACTTTAGGAGTTGCCATTTAATCCCAACCCCTTCACTATTTCTGTGAATCCTTGTGAATACTCTTGCGCAACAATTGGTGCATAAAAATTGGTTGCTGGTGCTAGCCAATAGCCTGATTCTTTATATGGGGCTTTAAATCTGTTTGAGTATTTACGACCAGCACGATCAACACCTTGATGTGATCCATACTCTGTTCCCCATAGCAATTCACCAGCAACTGCTCGGGTTTGTTTTGTCCTGACACCTTTTTTGTTTTTTACACCACCATAAGGTCTGCCCACTTTTTTAGTGCCACCTACATCAACGCGAATCATGCGATCCCGTGGGGTAAGAATTGAATCCAAAACTAATCGCGTTTGTGGGGCAGGGGCTTGCATACCGAACATCATCAATTGACCTGCAAGTCTTTTTGATAATGGTTGAGCCAGGTCACGCACTTTTCCTGATGTTTCTTTATCCATCAGTTTTAGTGCAGATCGTAAATCACGCAATGCAACTGGTTCAAGCGTTATGGAATAAATCCCACGCCCTTTACTGACTGCCATTGCGCTGCTCCAAAATCTCGACTGCGGTTAATATCTGCTCCGCGGTTTGCCATTCACTCATTGGGATTGATGTAGCAATTGCTAAATCAATCACCAAATAATTTAGGCTTCCGCGTTTATGGCTTTTGGGGTTTCACTGTCACCAACTGTCACATTGGTTACTGTTTCACACCAAATTTCAAACGCTTTAACAGGTTTACCAGCGGCTTCGCGTTTATGTGCGTGATACGCCAAAAACATCAAATCGCTGATACCCATTTTGTCTTGCGCTTGACCTATTGTAAAACCTGTTTTGGTTTCCCATTTAAGCCATTCAGGTGGCTGGGCTGTGTAAGTTGCCTGGTCACCATTTGTGTATTCAATTGTGATTGGTAGTTTCATTTTTTTGCTCCCGATTCTTTTTTGTGATTAGTCGTTTAGTAATGGTGTTGTCACACATGTGAATGACAATGAAACGGTTTGTGCATCAGGTGCAGTGCCGCCCGCTGATGGCAGGATTGGTTGCACTTCAAATGTGAACACTGCGCCAGTTTCGGCAGTTAATGAAACCGCCAACGGTGTCTGCGGTGCAGATGTTGCTGCTGTCCATAATGATTCACATAATCCAGCAGGTGAAACACCCCAATCAGCCAACATTTCAACTGCAAATGTTCCCTGTGTATCGGTTGTGTAATAAGCCTTGCCATCTAATGTTTGATAGGTGTTGATTGTTGATGCAACGGTTAATGTTGCACTTGTTGCTTGCGCATCATAATTGTCACCAGCAATTGTGAATGTGACATCGCGACCCGTGATGATTGTTGTTGCCATTTAGTTGCTCCTTATATGTCTTGGTTGTAATAAGTGC